TAGCCTCTTTCCATGTAGCTTATTCATATCAGATTCCCTCATTTGTTAGTGTTGACAATAGTATTAATCAAATCCGACAATCAAACTATCAATGATTTGTAGTTCAGAGTAGTGTAACTGTCGGATCTTTATCCATAAACAAACCCAAGTCGAAGAGTTCGTTCACAAGTGAACGCAACTCGTAGACGAATGTAATATAAATCTTAGAGTTTCAAACAGAGGGTTTTAGATCTACCCCAAGCAATACGTAGTAATGCGTGAGAATAAATATAGGGGGGTTTGTTACAGCTAGACCCAATAGGGGGTTTTAGTTTAGAATCATTATAAACAACAATAATAGGAGTACATATGTACACAGCACTAGCTAGATTTGGCTATGGCATAGCGAAAAGCTTAAGGCCGAGCAAAATCAAAAAAATGATAAAGCCTACAGCTGACAAAGTCATGAAGAAGATACCAGCAGGTAAAGCTTCAACTATGGCAGCAGGTGCTACTGACAAAATCAGTAAAGGCTATAGGACTGCCTATGCATCAACACTAGGCACATCAACTCGTAGAAAAGTAACGAGTGGAGTTCTAGCTACGTCTTTCATAAAAGACATACTAGATGACTAATGGCCAAAAAGAAAAAGGCCGATATAGGTAAAATAACGTGGGAACGTGAAAAGCCACGTAAAAGACCAGGTAGACACGCTAAGAGTTATTCTAAGCGTATACCTAAACGTAAACGATATAAAGGACAAGGACGATGATAAAATGGGCAAAATTTGGAAGCAGAGTAATGAAAGCATCCAAAAAATTTGGCAAAACAAAAGCAGGTAAAAAAATTACCAAAGCCAAAATGGCAGCAGCTACAGGATTAAAGAAAGTTGACAAAGCTACTGGTGTAGCCATTTTTAAAGGAATGGAAGGAGCATCTAAAGTAAAATCAGCTATCAAGTCAACTGGAACATATAAAGATATTAGAAAGTTATCTAAAGCTACTCCAATAACTTTTGGTCAAGGGGCAACAGCATTTGCTGCTGGAGCAGGTGTAGGAGCTATATTTAAAAAATCTCAAGGTTACGAATTTAAAAAGAAAAAAAATGGCAAATAGATTAGAAAAACTAGCAGACGACCTTATGAACTTATCGCAAGATGAGGCTCAACAACTTCAGAATATCATAAAAGCTAAGTTACTACCTGAAGTCGAGAGACAACGTGGCTTATTGAATGATCAAATGTCTAAAAACCCACAGCTAATGCAGATGGGTAGAGGACAACCAATGGCACCTCGTGCTGCCACACAACGAGATGTCAGAATGCAGGGGTTATTACGATGAAACTATTGAAAAAATACATACAAAAGTGTATTGATTGTATAAAACGTATCATTAAAAACTATAAAGGAGAATAAATATGCCAATGGTAGGAAAGAAAAAGTTTGCATATACCAAAAAAGGTAAAAAAGCTGCTAAAGCTTATGCAAAAAAGTCTGGTAAGAAGATGAAAAAAATGAAAGGGTACTAATGTTAATAGGAAAACAAAGTAAACTTCCAATGGCTTTGCAAAAAAAGATAATCAAAGCTAAAATGAAGAAGAAAAAAGCAAAAAAAGGTAAAAAATAATGAAGAAAGCACTTGTTAAATACTCAAAACCAAAAGCAATGCTATCAAGAGCTAGAAGTTTTGTAAAAAAAGGTATTAAATTTTCTGGAATTGGTGCAGCTCTAGGTATTGGAGCTTATGTAGCAGGTGCGCCTTCAAGAAGATATAAAAAAGCACCAAAATTTGGTGAATCAAGAGATCTATCAAATAAAATGATAGCTCAAGTAAACAAAAGAAGTTTTTATTTATAATTATGGCAGAACGTGGTGGTAAAAGAGAGGGTGCAGGTAGACCCAAAGGATCTACTTGTGCAAAGAAATGGAAAATGCTTGATGATTTAGCAGTCAAGTATAACCATTCCCCTTTGGATTATATGTTATCAATATTAAATAACCCAATGTCATCTCCTGAAAGAAAGATGATGGCAGCAGAGAAAGCTGCACCTTACGTTCATGCAAAACTAGCTACGACTACGACAAAACTTGGATCTGATGGCCCAATCAAAATCAACATCAAATGGGGAGACGAAAAGTAAGTCTATAGTAATACCTTACACGCCTCGTCCATTACAAAGAGAAGTACATAATAATTTAAAAAGATTTAATGTACTGGTATGTCATAGACGATTTGGTAAGTCTGTTTTATCTATCAATCAATTAATTAAAACAGCAGTCGCAAAACCTATGCGTAAGTGTGCATTTATAGCACCAACCTACAGACAAGGTAAATCTATTGCATGGGAATATTTAAAAATTTATACAAAGCCACTAATGTATTTAGGTGGTACAAAAAACGAAACAGAATTAAAAATAGAATTGTTTAACGGATCTACGCTTCAAATATTTGGAGCTGATCATCCTGACTCCCTTCGAGGTATGGGGTTTCATGGAGTTGTGATGGATGAGTTTGCTATCATGGCACCAAGAACTTGGACTGAAATTATACGTCCAGCAGTCGCTGATACTTTAGGATGGGTAATGTTCATAGGAACTCCTATGGGTCATAATCAGTTTTGGGAAGTTTACGATTTTGCACAACGAGGTAATAAAGACTGGTTTGCAAAAATGTATAGAGCATCTGAAACAGGCGTAGTGCCTATGGAAGAATTAAAAGATGCTCAGTCTATAATGACTGAAGAACAATATAACCAAGAGTTTGAATGTTCTTTCACAGCTGCTGTAAGTGGTAGTTATTATGGAAAACTTATAACCAAAGCTGATAACGAAAAAAGAATTGGGAGTTTGCCTGTTGAAGAACACGCTGGTGTTGAGACATGGTGGGATTTAGGGATTGGGGATTCGACAGCTATTTGGTTTGTACAAAGAGTAGGTGAGGAGATTCACGTCATAGATTATTATGAAAACTCAGGTGAGTCTTTAGCCCATTATGCAGATGTCTTAGAGGATAAAAACTATGCTTATGAAAGACATATCGCACCTCATGATATTCAAGCAAGAGAGCTTGGTACTGGGAAATCTAGATTAGAAGTAGCTCAAGAACTAGGAATAGACTTTGAGGTAGCTCCTAAATTAGAGGTTGATCATGGTATAGAATCTGTTAGGAATGCTTTACCACGTTGTTGGTTTGATAGAGAAAAATGTAAATTAGGACTAGATGCATTAAGACAATATCGAAAACAATGGGATGAGAAGAACCAAGTTTTTAAAAATAAACCTCTGCATGACTGGTGTTCACACGCAGCTGATGCATTTAGATACGGATGTGTACATGATCCGATAGATACATCAGATTGGCAAAGACCCATAAATGTAGATTATAAATATATCGTATGACAGAAGATCAAATTATATCAATATTAAATAGAGAGCTTAGAGCATCATCAGGTTACATTGGTGGTGAGATAGTAACTCGTAGAAGAAAATCATTAGAATATTATTTAGGTAAACCTTTTGGTAATGAACAAGAAGGTAGATCTCAAGTAGTAAGTACAGATGTATCAGATACTGTAGAGTCTTTGATGCCATCTTTAATGAAGATCTTTACAGCAGGAGATAATATCTTTCATTGTGAACCTGCTGGGCCTGAAGATGAAAAGGTTGCTAAACAAGCTAGTGATTATATTAACCATGTTTTCTATAAAGAGAACAGAGGTTTTTCTGCTATTTATACAGCATTCAAAGATGCACTTGTTCAGAAGAATGGTATTCTAAAAGTATACTGGGATGATTCTGAAAAGACTTCAAGAGAAGAATACAAAAGATTAACTGAAGATGAATACAATCTTCTTATTGCAGATAAAGAAGTATCAGTATCAGAGCATAAAGAATACGAAGAAGAATTTGAAGATGACAATGGTAAAGTTATAGACAAAGTTAAGTTTCATGATGTTGTCATTTACAAAACACAAATGTATGGTCAAGTAAAGATTGACCCAATCCCACCTGAAGAATTTTTAATTGAACGTAGAGCTAAATCAATAGACTCTGCTAACTTTGTTTGTCATAGAGTTAATATGACTAGACATGCATTAATAGAAATGGGTTATGATCCTGAGATTGTAAATAACCTACCAACTGGTGATGCAGAATATTATTTAGAAGATAGACAAGTTAGATACCAAGATACAGATTTTTCTGCACCACAAGATAGAGGTGATAAATCTACAGACGAAGTATTAATTCATGAATGTTATGTAAGACTAGATCTTAATGGAGATGGTAAATCAGAACTTCATAAGATCTGTTTAGCAGGAACTGGATCATATAGAATATTAGCTATGGATGAAATTGATTCAATACCTTTTGTTTCAATGACACCAATTATTATGCCTCACAGATTCTATGGTAGATCTGTTTCTGAATTAATCGAAGATATACAATTAATTAAATCTACTGTTATGAGACAGATGTTAGATAATATGTATCTAACTAATAATAACAGAATAGCTATTCAAGATGGTCAAGTAGCTATGGATGACCTATTAACAAATAGACCTGGTGGTATTGTAAGAACTAAACAACCACCTTCTAATGTTATGCAGGTTATGACAGCTCAACCTATTACAGAACAAGCATCAGGATTATTAGCTTATTTAGATTCTGTAAGAGAAGCTAGATCAGGCGTTACAAAAACTGCACAAGGATTACAAGCTGACGCTTTAAATGTAGATACAGCTACAGGTATGAATCAAGTTCTAACTCAATCTCAAATGAGAATGGAGTTGATTGCAAGAACATTTGCAGAAACTGGTGTAAAAGATTTAGGTATTAAAATATTCGAATTACTTTGCAAGTATCAGCAAAAAGAAAAATTAGTTAGAATCAGAGGTGAGTTTGTTCCTATGACTCCTTTTGAATGGAGAGATAGAGTTAATCTTTCTGTCAAAGTAGGACTAGGTACAGGTTCAAAAGAACAACAACTAATATTATTAAATGCTATATTGCAAAGACAACTACAAGCCATTCAGTTACAACAAAACGTATATGGCCCAGTAGTAAATTTAAAAAACATTTATTCTACATTACAGAAACTTGTTGAGAATGCAGGTCTTGGAAGTGTAGAACCATTCTTTATGGATCCTGAAGTAGGGGCAGCACAGATGCCACAACTTCCACCAAAACCACCAACTGAGTTCGAGAAGGTATCTCTAGCACAAGTTCAAGGTGAAAACCAAAGAGCCATATTAGATTCTGAAGTACAGATGAAGAAAATGGAATCTGCATTACGTCAGAAACTACTAGATTTTGAGCTTCAAGTTAAAGAAATGGAGCTAAAATATGGTACTAAGATAAATGAGCTTGAAATGAAGAACAGATCTATGGTAGAACAACAACAAGTTAGACAATCAGGTGATTTGTTTAAAGAGATAATGAAAGGTCAAAAACAATTCTTTAATGGCAAAGGATCTAAACAAACAGATTTCGGAGGGGAAAAAGGCCCAGCTACTGCTGGACGAACCCCTGATGAAAGAGGCGTTTGATTATTTAAAAACTCGTTATCGAGAAGAAATATTCAATACGTCTTACAATGATCACGATCAAAGACAAGTTCTTTGGATGGCCTATAACATGGTCGAGAAAATCAAAGGACATCTTGAGTCTGTGATGAATGAGGGAAAACTAGCTTCCAAAGAGCTAGATCAACTACAGAACCTAACTAAGTAATTAGAGGTTCATTTCGCCAATCTTAATCGAAGCGATCAACTATAGGAGAATCTATGAAAGTAGATAAAAGCGTACAAGGTGCTGCTGATAAACTATTAGGATTACTGAATCCTCAAGAAGGACAATCAGAACCTAAGAAAGATCAACCAGCTCCACAAGAACAAACAGAGCCAGTAAAAACTGAACCTGTTGCTGAAGAAGTTAGCAAATCCGAGACTGAGGAAGCTAAACCTGAAGCTGAAAGTTCTGAAACACAAACTGAGACGGAACAAACCGAAGAACAAGAAATTCAAAAACCTTCGCTCCACCGAGTCAAAGTACAAGGTCAAGAGCTAGAGGTCAGCTTGGACGAATTGAAATCAGGTTATTCAAGAGACTCAGATTATAGACAAAAGACTCATGCTTTAGCTGAAGAGCGAAGAATGCTTGATGAGCAAAAGAAAAGTCTTAGTCAAAGTTATGACGGCAAACTTAAAGAATTAACTGATTTGATAGGTGCTGCCGAGTCGTACATCGGTCAATCTTCTAAGGAAGATCTTCAGAAAATGTATGAAGAAGATCCAACACAAGCTGCTAAGATAGATTTTCAACAGCGACAGCAAAGAGAATCTTTCAATAATCTTAAGCAACAAGCTGAAGTAGTTAAACTACAACAGTACAATCAATACTTAGATGAACAAAAAAGACTCGCTGCAACAAAGATTCCAGAATATAGCGATCCAGTCAAGGGAGTTACATTCAAAAATCAGATGAAGAATACTTTATCTGAATATGGATTTAACGATCAAGAAATAGGTTCGTTAGCAGATCATAGATTCCTAATGGTTCTAAGAGATGCAATGGAATACAAAAATCTTAAGAGCAAACCAGTTACTAATAAAAAAGTAACTACAGCTCCAAAGGTTGTTAAATCAGGAACTCCAAAAATGGAGGATTCTAGACGTGCTGCTGTTAAACAAAAAATTGGTAGATTGAAAAGATCAGGTAAAATCAATGATGCTCAGTCTGCTATTCTTGAAATAATCGGAAAAAAATAAGGATAAAACATGGCACAACCAACAAACGCATTTGATACTTATGATGCAATAGGTATCAGAGAAGATTTGCAAGATGTTATTTATTCTATCGCTCCAACTGAAACTCCTTTCATGAGTGCAGCTGCGAGAGAGCAGATTAAAAACACTTTGCATGAGTGGCAAACAGATTCACTTGCTTCTGCTGCAACAAACAATGCAGTAATTGAAGGTGATGAGGCTACTTTAGATGCATCAACTGCGACTTCTAGAATTGGTAACTTTACACAGATCATGGATAAGACTGTTGTAATTACTGGTACACAAGAAGCAGTAGACAAAGCTGGTAGAGCAAGTGAACTTGCATACCAAATCGCTAAAAAATCCAAAGAGTTGAAAAGAGATATCGAAGCAACTCTATTAACTAACCAAGCAAGAGTAGCTGGTAATTCATCAACTGCTAGAAAGTTTGGTTCGATTGGTGCTTGGATTGCAACGAATGACAACCTTGCTTCTGATGGATCTTCTCCAACAGCTTCTGATGGTTCTGACGCTAGAAACGATGGAACACAAAGAGCTTTAACAGAAGATATGCTTAAAGAAGTAATCAAAGGAACATGGAACTCAGGTGGTAACCCATCTGTAATCATGGTAGGGCCTTTCAACAAACAGAAAATCTCAGGATTTACTGGAAACTCTACTAGATTCGATGCTTCTGAAGATAAGACTTTATACACTTCAATCGATGTGTATTCGTCTGACTTCGGTGATCTTGAAGTAGTACCTAATAGATTCTCTAGAGAAAGAGACGCTTTAGTACTAGACATGGATTACTGGGCAGTTGGGTTCTTAAGAGACTTCACAATGCATGAACTTTCAAAAACTGGTGACTCAGAGAAAAGACAGCTTTTAGCTGAACTTACTATGATCTCTAGAAATGAAGGTGCTTCAGGTGGAGTATTCGACTTAACAACATCATAATCTATAAATGTATAGGGGAGTAACCTCAAAATACTCCCCTTGCATAAATCCAAATATGAAGTATTAAGAGGTCAATAATACGGAACGTATAAAGGAGAAAAAATGAGAACATTAAACGACTATTTTTTAACTGCTGAGATCGAAGATATTAGTACAGCATCTTCTACATTTGTTGCAGTACCTGATGGTGGTAAAATAATTAAAATTATTACTGCTTTACAAGGTGCTATATCAGGTGGGAATGCTGCATTATCTTTTGAAATCGGTGGAGTAGCTGTAACTGGTGGTGGCATAACTGTTGCCCATTCAGGATCAGCTGCTGGAGATGTAGATACAGCAGTACCAACTGCTCTTAATAGAGTAGAAGAAAATGGTACTATTGAAATTCTTACAGACGGAGGCTCTACTGGAGCTAAAAAATGTCTTGTTACATTTGTAATAAGAAGATAATTAATTAAGGGGAGAGCAATCTCCCCTAACAAATAAAAAGGAAACAATGGCACACAATCACGCATTAAAAGTAGTAAGTCACGAAAAAGTAAGTTCTAGTACAACGTCTGCACAAAGTGCAGCTTTCGCTGGAAGTATATTTTTTGTTAGAATAGTATCTGATGTAGATTGCTTTATCGAGTTCGGTGGCAATCCAACAGCTACAACAAGTAAAATATTTGTACCTGCAAAAGATGTAGAATATTTTAAAGTTTCTCCAGGTGAGAAAGTAGCAGTTATTCTTGCATCAGGAACAGGTAATTTACACGTATCACAACTATCTGAATAATGTCTATCCTACGAGGTAAGGATCCAGACGGAACTAAATATTTCGTTGATCCTGATGGTAAACTTACAATTAAATCTACACAAGATGTAAATCCTATTCTACAAAAGAATAAGAGATTATACACAATGAATGATGGTTATTCTAAAAGTAAAGACCTCAAACGTGTAGCTAGTATACCAAGCCTTGTATTACAGATTTGGGCCAAAGAATATAACGGATCTAATAATTGGTTTGCAATACCATTAATAGAAAGAAGAAGAATTTTAAAACTAAAACTTAATAGTAACGAGTATCGTTATTTTAGAACAGCATCAGGAAGATTATAATGGCATTATCAACATACACAGAATTAAAAGCATCTATAGCAAACTTCTTAAATAGAAGTGATTTGACTACAGAAATACAAGATGATTTTATAAAACTAACTGAAGCTGATTTTAACTCCAAGTTAAGAATAAGACAGATGGAGCAAAATGATGATATTACAATAAATGCTGAGACAGTAACTGTACCAACAGGATTTATTGCAGTACGATCATTTCATATATTATCAGGTGATACTAAATATCATTTAGAATATATAACACCAGGAAACTTATTTGAAATCAAAGGAGGATCTACATCAGGTATGCCAAGAACATACTCGATAGAGTCTGATAATGGAACAGAAAGTTTTAGATTCGCACCATCGCCTGACACGAGTTATACAGGTAAGTTACAATATTACAAAGCTTTTACTGCTTTGTCTGATAGCAATACCTCTAATTATATTTTGGCAAGTCATCCTGCTATCTATCTTTATGGGTCGTTATATCATGCTAGTAATTTTATCGGTGGCATCGACCCTAACCAAACGCAACAATGGTTAGGTATGTATTCAGCAGCTATGGAAAGATGCGAAAACAACGATAGACAAGATTCATATGGATCTGCACCTGTTGTACAAAGAACAGATGTAAGTACAGA